GCCGACGACCTCCGCGAGATCGACAAGCTCCGCGGCATCCCGCGGCACGAAGTCGGTATCGACGAGGCGGCGTCGCACAATCCGCGCCTCCTCGAGTGGCTGATCGAGCGCGTGCTCGAGCCTCGGCTCGGCGACTACGACGGCACGCTCTGGCTCACCGGCACGCCGGGCCACATCCTACGGGGCCCGTTCTACGACATCACGCGGCCCGGGTCCGACCGACAGGGCTGGTCGGTGCACCAGTGGTCGATGGCCGATGCGGCGCCGCACGTCCCGGCGACCGCGAACGCCTGGCGGCTGGCGCAGGTCAACAAGGCGCGCAACGGCTGGAGCGATGATCATCCGGTCTGGAAGCGCGAGTACCTCGGCCTCTGGGCTGCCGACGACACGGAGAACGTGTTCCGATACTCGCCCCACGTCACCGACGAGATGGTCGCCGCGGGCCTCGAGCTGCCCGTTGGCGCGCCATGGAACCAGTGGGACCCGAAGCGCGATCCGAAGACCGACTTCGCGATCCTGCCCGCGGGCGACTGGCTCTACGTCTACGGGATGGACATGGGCCACTCCGATCCGTTCGCGCTCTCCATCTGGGCGCACGACGGGCGCACCAACAAGCTCCGGCAGGTCTACGAGTTCGAGAAGGAGGGCATGCCCATCCGCGACATCGCGCGCCTGCTCGTCGGCAAGGACTGGTGCGATCGCATCGCGCGCAGCGAGGACCCCGGCGAGCCCGGCGGCCTGATCGCGGTCACCGGCTGGCCCTACGGGATGGTCTCGGACACCACGCACCTCGGCGGCGCGATCCTCGACGAGCTCCTCGAGGTCTACGCCATCCCGATCGAGAAGGCCGAGCAGAAGCACAAGCACGACTCGATCGAGCTCACCAACGGCGACCTGATCGACGGCCGGATGTACATCCTGAAAGGCTCGAAGCTCGAGCAGCAGATCTTCGAGCTGCAGTGGGACATCGACGAGCAGACCGGGCGGCTCAAGGAGCGGAAGAAGCAGCCCAACCACTTGACCGACACGATGATCTACTCCCGGCGGAAGGCGATGCACCTCACCGGCGAGCTCGAGAAGGCCGAGGACGACGACAAGCAGGCCAAGGGCCCGACGGTGCAGCTCGCGCCGCCGACGCCGCCTGGCGGCGACCAGCGAAACGACTTCGACCTGGCCGCGACCGACTTCGACTCTGGAGACGATTACTGGTGACAGAGACCACCCCCAAGACCTGGCTCGAGCTGCTCGCGAAGCATGCCGCGGACCTCCGCGCCTCCGGCGTGACCCGCGTTCGCGCCGGTGACTTCGAAGCCGACCTGGCTCCCGAAGCGCCACCGGCGACCGAGCCCTCGACCGACGAGAGCCACCTCTACAGCCCCGACCCTCTCGATGACCCGGCCACCTTCCCCGGCGGCCGTGTGCCGACCTACCGACGAGACTCGTGAACTACCTCAACGGACAGAGCGACGATCGCTGGCAGCACTTGCCGGCCGGCAAGTACGAGAAGGGCAAACTTGCGTCCGCGGTCTTCGCCTACGTAGGCGAGGTCGAGCGCGACCAGAGCTACCTGTTCGAGCGCTTCATGCGCCTGGCGGCGCTCTACGACCCGTACTTCGCGCGCACGTACGGGATGGGCCACGGCGACAGCCCGGGTCTGCGCGTCGAGGAGAACGTCATCGCGAGCAACGTCGACACGGTCGTCGCCGCGATCGCCCCCAGCCAGGTGCGCCCGCGCTTCCTCACCGACGACGGCGATTTCGAGGACAAGCGCCAGGCCGCGCGATTGTCCTGGTACGCCGAAGGTATCGGCAAGCTGCTCAACATGGCGCCCTCGTGCGTCGAGGCGTTCAAGGATGCCGCGCTCAAGGGCACGGGGCTCGTGAAGGTCTGGCCCGACTTTGCCGCCGGAAAGATCCGCGCCGAGACCACGCTGGTGGACAACATCATCGTGGACGAGAAGGCGTGCCGGAAGGGCTCGCCGCGGCAGCTGCACGAGCGGCGCTTCGTGGATCGCGCCGAACTGATCGCCGAGTACCCGACAGAGGCGGAGGCGATCGAGCGCGCGCAGCAGTCGCTCGGAGAGGGCTCCGGCGCGTGGGATATCTGGGCCGGGTATCGGTCGCTCGAGCGCCACGAGGTCGTGGTGATCGAGAGCTGGCAACTGCCCCGCGGCAAGAAGCTCGGGCGGCACACGATCTGCGTCGACGGCTGTGAGCTCCTCGACGAGGAGTGGAGGCACGAGCACTTTCCCTTCGCGGTGTTTCGGTGGACCACGAGGGCGATCGGCTGGTACGGCATCGGCGGCGCCGAGCGCATCGCCGGGCACCAGCGCCGGCTCAACAAGATGCACTGGCAGGTCGATCGCCAGCTCGACCAGCATGCGATGCCCTCGACCTACGTGCACCAGGCCGACGCCGCGCTCGCGGTGAAGTCGCGGAACGAGTTCGGGACCATCGGCGTGTACAAGGTCGCCATCCCCAAGACGGTCATCCCCCAGGCCGTCTCGGGAGAGACCTACCAACGGCTCGAGCGCGTCAAGGAAGGCTCCTACGAGGAGTTCGGCGTGTCGCGCATGGCGGCGACCGCGCACAAGCCGGCGGGCATCGACTCGGGCGTGGCGCTGCGCGAGTACCGCGACCAGACTACGCAGCGCTTCTCGATGCAGGAGCTGGGCTTCGAGCAGCTCAACCTCGACGTGTTCTGGCTCGCGATCGCGGCAGCGAAGGAGCTCGCGGCCGCGGGCATCGAGCCGCCGGTGGTGATCAAGAAGCTGGCCCGCGGCCGCAAGAAGATCCGCTGGGCGGACGTGGATATCACCGAGGCCCGGGTCCAACTCTATGCCGCGGCCACCCTGAACCGGACCCCGTCCGGTCGGCAGCAGACCGTGCTCGAGTTCGCGCAGGCCGGCGTCTTCTCGCTCGACGAGGCCCGCCGACTCCTTGGCAGCTTCGACTCGCTCGACCTCGACTCGACGCTGTCGGTGTACCAGGCGGCGATCGACTCGATCGAGATGACCATCGAGGAGATTCTCGAGGGCGGCTCGGTAGTCCCGGAGCCCTACGAGAACCTCGAGCTCGGCATCCGCATCATGCAGTCGGCGTACCTGCGCGCGCGGGTCGACGGCGCCGGCGACGACATCCTCGACAACATGCGGACCTGGATCGACCTGGCGGCCGACATGCTCGCGCCGCCCGAGCCCCCGCCTGTCGATCCGATGATGGATCCGGCGATGGCCGGCGCTCCGCCGATGGACCCGGCCGCCGCGGCGCTGCCGATGCCGGGCGAGATGCCGACCGCGACGCCGGCCAGCCAGCTGGCGGTGAACATGATCCCCGGGGCGGAAGCCCTCTAAGAACCAACCCCTGAGCCGAGAGAACCAATGGCACAAGAGCAGACGCAGCAGACCGCGCAGACGACCACCACCGAGGCAGCCGACGCCGGCTCCGACACCGCGAGCGACGCCTCCCTCCTGGCCGAGCTCGCCCGCCTCAGCGACGACGGCCAGGTGGCGCCGGGCGACGAGCCGGCCGTCGAGGAGACCACCGAGCCCGCCGCGGCCGAGAAGCCCGAGGGCGACGCCGACGACGACGACGACAAGGGCAAGGACGACAAGCCCGAGGGCGAGGACGCCAAGCCCGACCCCGAGCTCGAGCGCCGGCTCGAGCAGCTCCAGCGCCAGGAGAAGCGCGCCAAGGACGCGGTCACCGCGGCGCGCGCCGAGCTCGAGCAGGAGCGCACTGCCTTCGAACGCGAGCGCACCGAGTGGAAGCCCAAGGTCGAGCGTTTCGAGGCGCTCGCCGGCCGCGCCAAGTACGACCCGGCCTCCGTGTTGCTCGAGCTCGGCCTCGAAGACGCCGACTTCGAGCAGGCCGCCCGGCAGCTCTATGCCCTCAGCGTCGAGGGCAAGAAGAACCCGGCGCTGCGCCAGCAGTCGGCGCAGTCGCTCCGCGAGCGCGAGACGTTGACGCGCCTGGAACAGCTCGAGAAGAAGAACGCCGAGTTGCTCGAGCAGATGACCTCGAAGGAGAAGGCGGCCGAGATCGAGCGCAACGTCAACGAGTACATGGGCACGGTCGAGAAGGCCGTGGACGCCGGCTCGGTGCTGGTGCAACGCATGCTCGAGAAGACCCCCGCGAAGGCGCGCGCGCAACTGCGCCAGGTAGCCGACGCCCTCTACAGCGCGACCGGCGAAGTGCCGGAGCCGCTCGATGTCGTCGCGCGGCTCGAAAAGATCCGACGCGCCGAGCTCGAGGAGCTTGGCCTCGAAATCCCCGCGGCCGGGAAGACCGCACCGAAGACCACGACCCCTGCAGCGGCCACCGAGAAAGCCATGGCCAACAAGACCCTCTCGAACGACCTCGGAACACAAACACAGCCACGTAGCGAGCAGCTGTCCGACGAGGAGATCGACGCCCAGATCCTGCGCGACTTGCAGGCGGGCAACCTCGATCTCTAGACAGCGGCCGCCGATGGCTCAGGAGAGCTAGCCATGGCATCGAACGAAACCACCGCTTCCTTCATCTACAAGCGCAAGTACGCCGACCGGAAGCCCGGCGAGCTGGCGATGCGCTTTCACCCCATCCTGCAGTTGCTCGCCAAAAAGGACGGCTTCGTCGGGCACGACGCCAACGGCACCTTCTGGTACGCCGTGCGGACCAGCAACCCGCAGGGCGTCTCCGGCTCGTTCACCAACGCGCAGGACCACGCCAACGTCGCATCGCGCGGCGGCTCGGCTGGCAAGCAGTTCGGCGCGCTGCACGCGACGCAGTACGGGATCATCCACCTCAAAGGGCCCGCGCTGCGCAAGGCCACCAGCGACGGCGCGTTCCTGAACCTCGTGACCATGGAGTCGGAGGGTATCTTCGACGAGCTCGGCGACGAGCTGGCGCACCAGGTCCACCGCGACGGCGGTGGCTCCAAGGGCGTGCGAGGCTCGATCAGCGGCGATGTCATCACGCTCAGCAACCCCGACGACGCCCGCAACTTCAAGGAGGACATGACGATCACCGCCGCAGATGACAGCGACGGTGGGACCCCTCGCACGGGCTCGACCTTCGTCGTCGCGGTCGACGAGGACGCCGGCACCGTCACCGTCGACGACGAGACCGACATCACCTCGTTCGCCGACGGCGACTTCCTGTTCCGGCAGGGCACCCTGGGCACCGCCGGCACCGTGATCGAGGGCTTCGAGGCCCATAACCCGCTCACCGCACCGGTGCTGGCCTCGGACAGCTTCCGCAGCGTCGATCGCGGCGTGAACCCTCGCAAGCTCGCCGGCGTTCGCGTCGATGACACCGCGACGTCCATCGAGGAGAACGCGGGTCTGGTCGCCGTCAAGATCGGGCAGTCCGGGCAGAAGGCGACCCACCTCGATCTCAACCCGATCAAGTTCTGGGAGGTGTGCCGGCGCCTCAACGCCAAGGTGGAGTTCCAGGGCGCGGGCGGCAAGGCCGGGTACGGCTTCGAGTCCTTCTCCGTCCACACCCCGGCCGGCACGCTCACGGCCGTGTCGGACCCCGACGCGCCGACCAATCGCGGCCGCGTGCTCAACCTCTCCCAGTGGGAGATCAAGCACCTCGGGAAGCCCTGGATCCACCAGATCAACGACGACAAAGCCGGCTTCTTCCTGCGGAAGCACGACGGCGACGGCATCGAAGGTCGGATCATCTTCGAGGGCAACACCATCGGGTGGCTGCCCGGCTCCAACGGCGTCTTCTCGATCTAATCCCGTAGCGAGGCGGGCGGCTGCCTGCCTCGCTGCGTTTCTTTCGTTTCACCACACTTTGAGCGGGTGGCTTCTGCCGCCGAGCTTCCGCTTCCACAGGGGAGATCCAGCAAATGCTCGCAGCATATCCACATCGCTCGACGCAGCCCGAGAGCGTCGAGCACGTCGTCCGCGGGGTCGGCGGCTCGGCCGCTGTCACCAAGCAGCTCGGCGCCGGTCTCGCGCTCACGCGCACCGGCACCGGCGCCTATCGGATCACATGGTCCGAGACCCCGGGGACCTTCCTCGGCGCCGTCGCCTCGCTCATGGCCGCCACCCCCGGCGACCTGGCCGGGCACACGGTCATCTTCGACACCTACGACGCGACCAATCGCCGGCTCGACTTCATCGTCTACAACGCCTCGGACGCCGCGCACGACCTGGCGGCCAACGAGTACGTCGTCGTCGTCGCCAAGTTCGTCACCGGCGCGGTCGGAGCCTAGCGCCATGGATGGGTTCGCGCACCACTCTGCTTGGCCCCAGGCCATCGACCACCTCGTCGTCGGCGAGGGGGGCTCGGCCGCTGTCACCAAGCGGGTCGGCCCTGGCGTCGATCTCACACGCCTCGGCGCCGGCTCCTATCGGATCACGTGGGATCAGAACCCCGGTGTGTTTCTCGGCGCGGTGGCGTCGCTGCAGGCGGCGACGCCCGGTGATCTCGCCGGGCACGTCGTCGTGTTCGACACCTACGACGCCGCGAACCGGCGGCTCGACTTCACCCTCTACGCGGTGGCGGCCGCCGCCGCCGACGTGCCGGCGTACACCACCGGCGAGGTGGTCGCGGCGCATACGGCCGTCCTGGGTGCGGCCGGTCGCGTGATCCTGGTCGAAGGCACCGCCGGCGATCAGGCCGGCGTCAAGACCATCCAGAGCACCGCCGCCCCCGGTGAGGGCGCGGTGCAGGTGGAGTACACCGCCGGCGTCGCAACCCTCACGTTCAACGCGACCGACAACATCAGCGAGGCGACGGTCCTGGTCGACGCGGTCGCCTCCGTGGCGGCGCCGGCCGCGCACGATCTGGCGGCCGACGAGTTCGTGGCGGTCATCGCGCGGTTTGAGGGAGCGTAGTCCATGGCCCGAGTCTTCACGGTCGCCCAGCTCCTCACCCGCGCGCGCCAGCGCACGGAACAGGAGAACTCCGACTACGTGACGGACTCGGAACTGAAGGCGATCCTCTCCACCGGCTACGGCGAGCTCTACTCGATGCTCGTCGAGGGCGGCGGGCGGTACTTCGAGACCGAGGCGACGATCACGGCGGACGGCAGCGATTCGTATGCGCTGCCGGCCG